GCCCCGATGGTCATCGGGCACCCCAAGCACGACGCCCCAGCGGCCGGCTGGGTGAAGTCGCTGACCGCTACCGCCAACGGCCTGGTCGCGGAACCACAGCAAGTAGACCCAGCGTTTGCCGAGCTAGTGGACAAGGGCCGCTTCAAGAAAATTTCCGCCTCGTTCTATCACCCCGACGCCGCCAACAACCCGGTGCCGGGCGTGTACTACCTGCGCCACGTCGGCTTCCTCGGCGCCCAGCCGCCGGCCGTGAAAGGCCTGCGCCCCATTGAACTGGCCGATGGCGAAGAAGGCGTTATCGAGTTCGGCGACTACGGCCACGAACTCAACTCAGACATGTGGCGCCGCTTCCGCGAATGGCTCATCGGCAAGTTCGACAAAGAAACCGCCGATCAGGTGGCCCCGTCGTGGGCCATCGACAGCCTCTCCGAAATCGCCCGACAGCCTGAGCCGGGCAATCAACCCGCTTTCTCTGAACCGTCCCGATCCACCGAGGTAACCAGCATGACCGACAAAGATCCCGCCGCCCTTGAGGCGGAAAACAAACGCCTGAAGGCCGACATCGCCAAGCGCGACAAGGCCGCCCGTACCGCCGCGCAAGAAGCCATTCACGGGGCCAACGTCGCGTTCGCCGAGAAACTGGTGGCCGCTGGCATGAAGCCGGTACACGCCCCGGCCGTGATTGCGGCGCTGGATTACGCCGATTCCAGCGAAACCCCGCTGGAGTTCGGCGAAGAGGACGCCCGCGAGCCGTTGGCTGACGGCTTGAAGGCGATCTTCGCCGACTTGGCGGGCGGCGTGAGTTTCGCCGAAATCGCCACCAAGCAGCGCGCCGGCAAGACCGTTCCCGAAACCACCAACCCACTGCTGGCCGACGCCGAAGCCCGCAATAAACGATAGGAGGCCCCATGGCCACGTTTAACCAACCGAAAGATCCGGGCGATTTGTTGCTGGTTGAAGTCTGCCCCGGCTGGACGAAGGACAAGGTCACGCTGCTGGGCGGAGTGCATTACGCGTTCGGCCAGGTGCTGGCGAAAGTTTCCGGCAAGTACCAGGTGGTCGACCTCGCCGGAACCGGCGCGGCTAAAAAATCGGCGGCGGTTTTGATTGAAGCCGTGGACGCAACTGCCAGCGACCAGCCGGGAGTGGTGGTTTCTCGCGGCGCCGTTCTCGATCTTGCCGAACTGGCTTGGCCGGAAGGCATTACCGAAGCGCAGAAGGCCACCGCCCTCGACGAACTCAACGCCCTGGGCATCGTTGCCCGTGCGGCCCTCTGATCTGGAGTACTCCATGAATCTGCAAGACATGTTCAGCGTTGCCAACCTCACCGCCGCCGTGAACAAGCTCCCCGCAATTCCCGGCAAAGTCGGCGCCATGGGGCTGTTTGACGAAAAAGGCGTAACCAGCACCAGTGTGGTTATCGATGAGCGCGAAGGCCGCCTGGTACTGGTGCCCAACACTTCCCGCAACGACGACCCGGCGCCGATAAAGGGCGGCAAACGCAAACGCCGCACCTTCGAAACGCTGCACCTGCCGCTCAACCGGCCGATCCTGCCGAGCCAATTGCAAGGCGTTGCCGCGTTCGGCCAGGAAGACGCAACGGCGCCCGTGGCAACCGTGATCAACGACAACCTGCAGGAGCTGAAAAACAGCATCGAGGCTACCCGTGAATTCCAGCGTGTAGGCGCGCTTCGCGGCAAGCTGCTGGACGCGGACGGCGAAGTCATCAGCGACCTTTTCAAAGAGTTCGAAGTCAGCCAGAAGAAAATTACGGTGGCGCTGAGCAATGCCGGCACCAACGTGCGCAAGGCCTGCCTCGACGCCAAGCGCTTTTCTGAATCCAAGCTCGGCGGCGTGATGGTCACGGGCTTCCGCGCACTGTGCGGGCCGGATTGGTTCGACGCGATGATCGATCACGAAAAGGTCAAAGCCGCGTTCGCTAACTACCAGGAGGCGCAGGATCGCCTCGGCGGCGATGTACGCTCGGGCTTCACCTTCGGCGGCATCGAGTTTATCGAATACGACGTCACCGTGAGCGGCCAACGTTTTATTCCGGCCGATATCGCTCAGGTGTTCCCGGTGGCCCGTGGCGTGTTCCGCATGTTCAACGCCCCGGCCAACTACAACGAAACCGTCAACACCATTGGCCAGCCGTTCTACAGCAAGGCCGAGGAACGCAAATTGGGCAAAGGCTGGGATCTGGAAGCCCAGGCGAACCCGTTGGCCATGTGCCTGTTCCCTGAGGCCTTGGTCGAGCTGAAGGCGGGTTAATCAATGCGCTACTGCACCCGCGCCGATATCGGCAACGCCATCCCGGAGATGACGCTGATTCAGCTCTCCAACGATGATCCGGCCGCCATGTCGCCCAATGAGAACGTGATCGAGGACGGCGTGCGGCAGGCGGAAGAGCTGGTGGATGGCTACCTTCGGGGCCGTTACAACCTGCCGCTCGATCCGGTGCCGACCGTGCTGCGGGATGCGGTGGTGTATCTGGCGCGGCATTGGCTGTATCAGCGCCGCCCCGAGGGCGCGTTGCCGGATGCGGTGAAGGACAGCCGCAAGGACACCATCAAACTCTTGGAAAGCATCCGCGATGGCGTGGTGACGCTGGGCATGCCCACCGGCCACGCCGCCCCGGAGCCGGGCGAAATCCGCGTCCGGGCGCGCAAGCAGCGGTTCGATGCGGACACCTGGGAGCGCTACTGATGAGCGAGGCGCCGACCAAAACCCAAACCGAGCAGTTGATGGAGGCGATGCTGGAACGTCTGCGGGGCGCCTTCAGCGAAGAGCTGATGGTCGAGCTGTTCCCCGAAAACCCGCTTCAGTACCGCCTGAACCACCCACGCGGCGCGATTCTGCTGGCATACGGCAGATCGACTTTTGCCGGCTCAGAAAGCACGGATGCCGTGTTTCAGGCCCGAAGCATGACGCTCCGGCTGACGCTGGTGTTCCGCCAACTCAACGGCAAGGACGGCGTTGTTTCGTATCTCGACCGCATCCGAACCTGCCTCACCGGGTGGCGCGCCCCGCACTGCGACCAAGCGTGCCGCCCGGTTTTCGAACACTTCATCGGCCACATGAACGGCGTTTGGCAGTACGCCCAAGACTTCGCCACGCGCTCCACCCAACTGCAGTTGATGGCCCTGGAGACCGGGCCGCTTTTGACTGAACCCCGATTTGAGGAAATGCAATGAACCTGACCCGTTACCTCTACAAAGGCCCTCAGAGCGCCGCCTCTCTGCGGGTTGGCGAACAGCGTGAGTTGCTGGAGGTGCAATTGTCGCCGGGCAAGCCCGTCAAGTTGCCGGCCGATCACGAATACACCCAAGTGCTGCTGGAACTTCAGCATCTGGAACCGCTTGCGCCTGAAGCCAAAGCCGCCGCCAAGGTTTCGCCCGCGCCTCATAAAGTCGAGAAGGAGTAACGCCCGATGGCCGCTAACTATCTACACGGTATCGAGACGCTGGAAGTCGAGCGCGGCCCGCGCCCGATCAAGGTGGTCAAATCCGCCGTCATCGCCCTGGTCGGCACCGCGCCTACGGGGCCGGTCAATCAACTTATCCAGTCTTTGAACGAAATCGACGGCGCCCAGTTCGGCCCGCACCTCGCCGGTTTCAGCATCCCGGAAGCGCTCGAAGGCATCTACGATTTCGGCGCCGGGACGGTGTTGGTCGTGAACGTCCTCGATCCCGCGATTCACCGCACTAGCGTTGCCGCACAAGAGCGCTCATTCAACGACAACGACCTCCTGCAGCTGGAGCACGGCGCGCTCCAGACGTTGACCCTCAAATCTCCCGAGGGCACCAACACCTACGTCAACGGCACCGATTACTCCGTCGATATGCTGACCGGCCGGGCGAAGCGCTTGCCCACCGGCACCATCCCCGTCAACGGCCCGGTCAAAGCTGATTACGCCTACGCCGATCCGAGCAAAGTCACGCCGGCCGACATCATTGGAGCCGTCACCGTCGCCGGCAAACGTACGGGATTGAAGGCGTTTCAGGACAGCTACAACTTGCTGGGTTACTTCGGTAAGATCTTCATCGCGCCCGGCTACAGCACCCTCAGCTCCGTGAGCGTCGAGTTGATCGCGGCCGCAATCCAAGTCGGCGGCGTGACCTACATCGACGCCCCAATCGGCACCACGGTTCAAC